ATTTGAACTGCTTTTTAAGCTGAAAGCGTCGCTGGGTGGCAATTTTAACAGCACATTCAAAAGCGCAATTAACACCAATAACCAGTTACGGGACAGCTTAAAAAATGTCAATTCCCTGCAATCAAAGATTGACGGCTACACAAAGCAGTCTGCCGCTATTGATAAGAACAAAGAACGGCTGGCGCAGCTTAACGCAGAGCATGACCGATTACAGCAGGAATTGCAGCAGACAGGCGAACCCACAGAAGCACTGCGGAAGAAGCTTGAAAAGAATGAAAACCAGATACAACAGACCACTGCCAAAATCGAAGAACAGGAAAAACAATTAAACAGTTATGCCGACGAACTGAAAGCAGCCGGAGTAAATACGGATAATCTGGAAGAAGCCAACGGAAGACTGCAAAAGTCTTATGAAAAGCTGCAAACTTCACAGCAGACGTTGCAAAAACTGAATGACAAGCAACAGCAGGTAGAACAGAGCATTTCAAAGACAAAAGGACAACTGCTGGGAACTATTGGCGCAATTAGTGCCGTAGCCGCCGCAGTGTATGCAGGACCCGTGCAGGCAGCGCAGCAGTACGAAAAAGCAATAGCAAAGGTGGGGACCATTGCAGATACGCAGGAAGTCCCACTGGGCACATTGTCACAACAGATAATGGAACTGTCAAACAAGACAGGAATTGCAGCCAATGCCATTGCTGATGATGTGTACAACGCTATATCTGCCGGACAGAAGACAGGTGACGCCGTAAACTTTGTTACAAACAGTACGAAGTTAGCAAAAGCCGGATTTGCGGAAAGTTCGCAAACGCTGGACGTATTAACAACCGTATTAAACGCATACGGCATGAGTGCGGACAAAGTAAGCACGGTATCAGATATGCTGGTACAGACGCAGAACAAAGGTAAAGTGACAGTAGGAGAACTGGCAAGCAGTATGGGTAAAATCATACCGACTGCAAACGCCAGCAATGTTTCACTGGAACAGTTATGCGCCGGATATGCAATAATGACCAGCAAAGGTATTGCAGCCGCAGAAACGACAACATACATGAACAGTATGTTAAATGAGTTGTCAAAGTCTGGGAGTACGACAGACAAGCTATTGCGGCAGAAGATGGGCGGCAGCTTTGCAGAATTGATGGCAAGCGGTAAATCACTTGGGGAAATTCTGGGAGGTATACAGGAAGAAGCCAGCAAGTCTGGTCTTGCCCTATCTGATATGTTCAGCAGTTCAGAAGCCGGAAAAGCGGCAATGTCGCTTCTGTCAAACGGAGTTGACGGCTTCAATTCAAGCGTACAAGACATGGTAAACAGCGTTGGGGCAACAGACAGCGCATTTGCCAAAATGGAAGACACCACAGAAGCCAAAATGGAAAAGGCAAAGAACAGT